GCTCGATTACGTCAGGGGCGAAGCTGAGGGTCATGTTCGGTTCTTCTGACTGTTGTTGGTTGGCTGCCCTGGATTCCGGCAGGTGGATTCCAAGGTGGACTCCAAGTGGATTTTTTGGACCCCGAAAATTCATACGGAATCCACCCGCGATAAGTGGCTAATACTTTGTTTTATTGATGTTTATTGTGGTCTTGGGTGGCTTCTGGATTCCGAGTGGACTCCCAAAAAAATCACTCTGTCGCTAGCAAACTTGCGCGCCTAGCCCCCCCGTATACGTTTGGCCCCGGAAGGGACCCGTACAATATCAAGGGGTTACGAGTTCATCCATTACCTTCCCATGGCATTGAAGGTAAGGATGGCTGCCGGTGCGGTTGCGATTTCTTTGGCATCTGCCAAGGTTCATCCTTCCGAGGCGCACGGCCCGACAGTGGAGACGGCGCATGCTTGGGAAGGCCCCATTTCTTTCGAACCCAATCGTCGAACAGGTGTTCCATCTCTGATTGCGTCAAGCTCCAGATACCGAGGCGCTCAATCGCGGCCTCGACCTGCTTCTCAGCCTGCTCCGGCGACATGTTGAACCACTCGCCGCGAATGTTGTAGTCTGCGAAGCCGTTCTTGAATCCACTTTCGATCCGCGTGGCGACGGCGATACCGGGCAGCCACCAGAAGCGGTGAAAGACAAGCTCGTCGAAATGGCTGGACTGGATCGTTGCGATCCGTCGCACCGGGTCCTCGGATATCCCGATCTTGACCGGTGCGCCCTGCACGGGTTTCAGAAGGTAGACCGTATGGAAACCATTGGCCCGGACATAATCGCGGAATCCGATGGGACGCATGTCCATCATGAAATGACAGTCCTGATGTGAGTTTTCCAGTTGGCACGAACTGCTTTTCTTCAACCGCACAATTCCCAGCCTATGAAATTCATAAGGCCCTGGAGCGCATTTGTCTCGCCTTGCGGTGTCTCACCGAAAATTGTCTCACGCGATTGTAAGGGGTTGACAGCCTTTTGCGTGATCAGGTGGGCAGCGGCTCGGTTCCGCGATCCAGCAGGGCGAGGTAATCCGAATAGGCATAGATGCGGCCCCGTTGTTTTCCGGTGGTCTCACGAACGATACCCAGTTCCGCAAGTTTCTCGAGCGCGCCGCTGGAGGTCGGAAAGGAGGTGTTCAGCGCCTTGGCGACCGTCTGGATGGTGACGATCGGCCGGGCCTGCATGAACTCGTGAACGCGCAGCGCCGAGGGCGCCGAGCGACCGAGCGTGGCGATCTGCTGACGATGCGCCTCGAACATGGCGATCAGGTCCCGGGCGGTCTCGGCAGCCTGTTCGGCTGTCTCCGCGACACCGGTGAGGAAGAATTCCATCCAGGCCTCCCAGGCACCGGCTTGACGGACCTCCTGAAGCAGCCGGTAGTAGTCGTCCCGGTGCGATTTAAGGAACAGGCTGAGATAGAGGATTGGCTCGCGCAGAACCCCCGCCTCAACGAGGATCAGCGTGATGAGCAGCCGCCCGAGCCTTCCATTGCCGTCGAGGAAGGGATGGATGGTTTCGAACTGGACATGGGCGAGGCCCGCGCGAATGAGCGGTGGCAGGCCGGCTTCGTCAGTGTGCAGAAACCGTTCTAAGGCATCGAGGCAGCCGTCGAGGTGGTTCGGCGACGGCGGCACGAACAGGGCGTTGCCCGGACGGGTGCCCCCGATCCAGTTCTGCGAGCGCCGGAACTCGCCAGGCTGTTTCGTGGCACCGCGCCCGGATCGCAGGATGATCTCGTGCATCTCGCGGATCAGACGCAGCGAAAGTGGGAAGCCGTCGCGGATGCGCGCGACGCCATGCTCGACCGCGGCAACGTAGTTGGACACCTCGGTGACATCGTCGAGTTCAACCGAGGGCGCTTCATCGTTCTCGTATAGCAGAAGGTCGGACAGCGAGGACTGCGTACCCTCGATCTGAGATGACAGCAGCGCCTCCTTGCGGACGTACATATAGAGGAAGAGCGGCGTCGATGGCAGGATCGTCGTAACACCATCCAGCCGTCCCACGGCGGCAATCGCGCGCTCGTAGATGCTCATGATCTGCGGCAGGTCCAAAGGCGGGGTTGGCGGCAGCGGCGCAGGCACATAGGCGCGCACGCGTTCGCCGCCCGCGCTTGTTTCAACGAAGGTGCCCAGCCTTTGATTACGCTCTTCCGTCATTGTGCGAACCTTTAATAACCACTCGCCCTTATTAAAGCATATGGCGCTAAAATTGAATAGTAGTTGTCGTCTATTCAAAGCCCACGCACTTTGGAGATCACAAACTGCATGGATCTCTTTGAGGGAACGCTACGACCGTTCAGCCGCCAAGCAATTACCGCCAGTCCATATTCCAAGCGGCGGTTCGCGGTCGGTCTGCTGACTCCCAGTTCCCAGCAGATAGGCTTCCACGGTGTGCCATTTGCGCGCAACCAGACAAGGCGTGCTTCGTCTTTCTCCAACCAACGTAGCCACAACAACGCCTCGTCGGCCTGCGTGATTTCACGTGGGCTGGGTCGCGGGCGTTTCATCGAAGGCTCCTGACCCACCTGATCAGCGAAGCTGTACTCGTATTCCGGCCAAATCCTGGCGTATCCTTTCGGCATCACGCCGGGCATTTGGCGCATCACATCGGCGGCGATCTCCAACCGGTCCTGCACCATGGCGATTGTCCAGTCGGTCATCGTGATGCCTCCTTTTGGCCGGGGCGTTTGCCGTAGAGTTTTTCACCAAGCTGGCGCACCAGTTCGCGCTCGGGCCAGGTCAGCCGGTCATCGTCAATGGCGACGGCAAGCAGCCCCTGTTCCTTCCAGCCGTCCCGTTTGACTTCATCGGGCTGGCGCCGACGGCCGCCGTAACCGCGCGGCGTAAAGCTCATGCCGGTCATTGCGCACCTCCATTCGTTTCCAGCGCCCAATGCAGGATGGCGATAGCGTCGGCCTCGTTGTCGTCGGCCGGGCTGAACCCGCGCGCCCGGGCCGCGGCGATCATTGCCGCCTTGTTCGCGTTGCCTTTGCCCGTGGCGTGTTTCTTGATGGTTCCGACCGGCACACCCTGATAGGGCACACCGCGCATTTCAGCCCAGGCGGTCAGCGTCGCCATGAGCCCACCAAAGACATGCGCCGCGTCGGTGCCTGCATGCCGACGGACTTCCTCAAACCAGATCGTCGCGATCGGCCCCGCGAGCCGATCCATTTCGCTCAGCCAGTTCTGGAACCGCAGGTAGCGCATGCCGCCGCCATCAAAGCGGCTGGGGCGAAAGCTGACCGTGCCGCTGGTGATCAGACCATCGGGGGATTTATGTGCCCAGCCGGTGGTGGTGCCAAGATCGATGGCGAGGACGACGGGCATGCCGCGAATGGGTGCGATTAAAGATTTCAGGGTCGGGGATGTATGGGCCATCATGGGCTCCTTTCTGGTTTGCTGCGCGATTAGGTGATGGGTGGGGCAATGGGTGCTCATGGATCGAGTTCCCGAAGCCAATCGGGGATCGGGGAACCTCGGGAACCTCGTGTCGGAGGTTCCCCCGGAGGTTCCCCGATGTAAGTCATTGATTTTACATGGGTTGGGGAACCTGGGGAACCTGGGGAACCTTTTCCGGTATCTTCCTTCGCATGTGCATGCGCGCGCGTGTGTGTAAGGGTTGAAAGAGGTTCCCCAGGTTCCCCAGGTTCCCCTCGGCCAATGATTTCAGTGACTTGGGTCGGGGAACCTCTGAATTGGAGGTTCACCTCGGAGGCCCGAGGTTCACCAACTTCCGGTTGAATCGCAGTCGTTCGGGCTGAATGGTCGGCGCAGACCTCGAGTTTCCAGCGCGTCGCCTTGTGCTCAATCCCTGCCTTGATGACACGTACCTTCCGCGTGCCGATGCGAAACACTCGGTCCCGCATCTTCTTGATGGCGATCCCGAAGCTGGTTTTCTGCGCTCGATCGTTGTTGCCGCTCATCGGCGGTACCGGATCGCAGAACAAGGCCACATCAAAGAGGTCGACGGTGCCCACTTCGGCAGTACCGAACCGATCCCACCAGGCGGCGATAAAGATACTCCACGCCGTCCCCTCGCTGTCGGAGGCTTCCATCATCTCGTCGAGGTTGCCGAGAAAGCCGGGAATGCCCGCGACGTCCAGCACGCCGCCGACCACATGCGCCCAGTTCTCGAAAGAACCGATGGTGCGCGCGCCACGCGGTTTTCCCGCGGTGATCCATGCCTGGCAGAGGGTAAGACAGGCGGCGACCAGCCGGGAGCGGTTGGCGCGTACCCATGTCATCAGGTCGGGATGTCGGAAACCGGTGCGCTGCCAGGGGCGCTCTTCATGCGGGTCGAGCCGGATGCGCACCAGGCGGCGCGCCATCTCGTTGGAAAACTCAGGATTGTTGCCGGTCGCGATCCAGAGGCAGCGGATCGGCATCCGCGACATTTCGGAAACACCAAGGATGCGGTCCTCCCAGAACGGAGCAGTCAGGGCAGCCGCAACGGCGGAGCTGTCGAGCTTGGCGCGCAGGTTGTCGATCAGCACGATGGCGGGGATCTGGCGCAGCTTGGCAGTGACGCGCTTGCGCCATTCGTCATCGTCGCGCGCTTCGGTCATGACGCTCGCGCCAGAGCCGGTGAGGATGGTGGCCACGGCATCGACCATCAGCGTCGCGCCCGAGCCGGGGCTGGGCTTCTCGATCAGGTGCAGCGGCGTCGGCCCATCGATCATACCGCGCAGGAATCCAAGCAGCAGCAGCGCGATCACGTGCGCCATCTCGGCGGGGCCGACGAAGGGGAAGTCGCCGAGCAGATCGTCGCAGAGAAGGTCGCGGGCTGCGGAAATTTCGGCCGCTGACGGTTTGGCTGGGATGCTGGGCACGGTGAACCCCGGCACCGGGGCATAAAGAAGCCGCGCATCGGGGTGATAGCCCGGCGTGGTCAGCAACGTGCCACTGCGGCCAAACACCGGTGTGTTGACGATGCCCACCAGCACCGGCAGCGCCGGATCGGGGGTGGCCAGCACGGATTTGACCACGGCGAGTGGCGGCGCCGCCGCGGCCAGCTCGCCTTTGCCGTTCAGCTTCCTCCAGTGTGCCAGCCGCGCCAGCATGTGCCGCAGGCGCTCCTCTGTGACGGCGGTGGCGACAGGTCGGCCCTCATCGTCCGGCACAACCCAGGTCGGCTGCCCGGCAAAGCGGAACACCCATGGTGTGCGGTTCGAAGCCATCAGCAGGCTCCAGACCCGCTCGACCGAACGGGCCAGATCGCCGTCATCGGCACGCAAGGTTGGAATGGCCTCGCCGCTGCCCTGATAGTTGACCGGCCGGTGCTGCCCGATCAGCAGCGTGGGCTCGGCCTCGGTGATGGCCTCTGCATCGCCGATCAGGGCAGCAATGGCCTCGGGCCCTTCACGCAGCAGGAGATCGTTGAAATCCTCGCCTTCCTTTGGCGGCTGCACAACGGCCACGTCGCGCCCTTGAGCGCGCAAACGCCGGGCAGCGGCTTCGGCAGCCCGCAGGCCAGCCCCTGACGCATCGTTGTCGGCGAGTATCAGCACGCGTCGGACAGCGGGTGGCAGATCGACCTGCTCGAGGCCTGAGGTGGACAGCGTCGCCCAGACCGGCAGATCGGGGCATGCGGTCATCACCGCAAGGCCGGTCTCGATGCCTTCCGAGAGCGCCAGCCGATCGCCGTTGCCGGGTTCAGCGAGCCGCACCGCGCCGCCCGCGACCCGGCCAAGCATCTTCTTTGCTTTCTCGACCGGTGCCTTGGTGACCACGCTTTCATTTGTGGTGAGATAAGTGCGGTGAAGCCCAATCACGGCGCCGTCGCGGTCGCGGACTTGACCCAGCATGGCCGGATAGCCGGATTTTGTCTCCCAATGGGTCAGGTCTGGATGGAACAGCAGATCGGCGGCCTCGGGCACGGTCAGGCCGCGTCCGGTCAGATACCGCGCTACCGGGGAGCCCGAGATCGGCTCCGAAGCTGTCAGGATGTGTGCGATCTCGAGCGCGGGATCGCGTTTCGGGGTTGGCGGTGTCGGCGGCGCGCGACGTTCCGGTGCGCCGGGCGCGATGCCTGCGATATCGGCCGCCTCGACAATCAGATCACGCCCCGACAGGCTGGTGGCTTCCTCGATGGCGCTGATCGGCCCGCCACCCTGATTGCCGTCGAAATCGATCCAGTCGCCAGCATGCGGCCCGCGCAGCGTAATGACGCAGGAACCGGTGTTGCGCGGCGCATCGCCCCGGATATTGGCGAGACGCCATTCGTCGCCGACACGCTTGCCGTTTGGAAAGAGACGGGGCACCCATGTTTCTGCGGTCTCGCGCAGTCGCTGGACAATCAGGTCCAGATCGTAGCGCGGAGCGACTGCATTGGCCGGGGCGACATCGTTGAGATCGATCACAACGGCGCTCATTGGAACACCTTCGGCGGGACCACGCCGCCGAACCAACTCCGGTCGCTTCGAATGGCAATGAATCCGAAGCCCGGTCCCTTATGCTTCGGGTTCGGAACGATCCAGAGGTCCTCGCCCGCATCATAGAAGGCACCGTGATCCGGACCGTAGAGTTGCTCGATCAGATGCTCTCTCGGCACCTTGCGCAACGCGTCCTCGAGCGCACGGATTTCTTCGATACTCTTGCCGGAGGCGTCGGCATATGCCCGGCGCTCTGCTTCCGTTTGCGCCAGTGAACGCGGATCGCGGGATCGCTTGCTCATGGGTTGCTCCTTCGTCGATCGGGGTTTCATGACAGGATCAGCAGGCCGCGTTCGGCCCGGGTGATTGCGGTGTAGAGCCAGCGGTTGCGATCCTCAGTGGTGCGTCCGAAACCGTCGTCGAAGACCACAATGTTTTGCCATTGTGAGCCTTGTGCCTTGTGGCATGTGATGGCGTAGCCCCAGCTCGACTGGATGAGCCCTCGGCACGCCATCCATTCGCGGCGATGCCGATCCGGGTCGAAACGGACATGGTCGTCAAATTCACCGCGCCAGAACTCCTGCGCGCCGGAGACACATGCTCCATCATCGGTCTGCACGCTGGCGTGGAAGGCCCTGTCATTGTGCAGATGCGCCCGCACATCCGTGAGGGTCAGGAACATGCCGTTGATCAGCCCCAGATCATGGCGATTTCGCAGGCAGATGATCTTTTCGCCAGCGCCCGTGGGATAGTCGGCGTCGAACCCGGCGGCACCTTTCATCGCGTTGTTGAGCCGCCGCCGCGTGGCATGTGTGCCGCAGATCACCTGTTCACCTTGCAGCATCTGCGCGGGGCCGACCTCCTGGCGGGACATTTTCCAGACCTGATCGTCAAAAGCGCCGAAGGGTATCGGCTCCCCCTGGCGCGCCATCGTCGCGAGACGCAGGATTGGGCTGTCAGCCGCCTGACGGTGCACCTCGGTGAGCATCACGTCCGCCGCAGCCTCGGTGAAGAACCCCGTGCTCTTCACGGGCGGCAGCTGGCCGGGATCGCCAAGCACGAGGATCGGCTTGCCGAAGGCAAGAAGGTCCTGCGCCATGTCGGTGCCGACCATGGACACTTCATCGAGCACCAGCAGATCGGCATCGCGCAGATCGGATTGTGGGTTCAACACGAACTGTGGCTCATGGATGTGATCGAGGCGCAGTTTCAGCTGCGCGATCTGCGCCTCGGCAAAGCCGCGCTCGGCCACCCCCATCCGCGGCAGGTCGCGCTCCAGTGCCGCCAACTCCTCGCTCACCCGCGCGATTTCCTCGGGCGACGCCTCGGAATGACGATAGATCAAGCTGTGAATGGTCTGGGCTGGCGTGCCCTTGCGCGTCATCACGAGCACCGCCTTGCCGGTGAAGGCGGCAAAGAGCACGCCGCCGAGACCGCCGGGCACCATAGGCTCAAGGCCGATGGCCTCAATGGCCATGGCGGTGATCGTGGTTTTCCCCACACCCGCGTATCCGAAGACCCGAAACACCTGCTGCTCGCGTGTGCGGTGCAAATACCAGTCGCGGATGTCAGCAATCGCGCGCGTTTGCGTTTCCGTGAGGATGACACTCATGGCTGACCCTCCGTCCAGCAGCGCGTTGCAAAGGAACAAAAGCGGCAGAGGAAGAAATCCGGGCTGGTCGCGATGCGGGGCAGCAGATCGCCCGCGTCGGCGGCGCGCAACACGTCGACCGCCTTGTCGGACAGCGCCTGCGCGACGGCCGCATCGAAGGGCACATGCTCGTGATAAAGCTCGCAAGTGTCCTTGTTCAGCGCGGTGAACAGCGCCGAGCCCAAGCCCATATAGGCCATGTAGATCTGCATCTGGCCGAAATAGACTGGCTTCGAGACCTGCACGCCCTTCTTCGCCGTGTCGGACCAGGATGAGGCTTTCAGCGCCTTGTGTTCCCAGAGAGCGGGCCAGGTGAAGCCGATCTCCGGGCCGCCGACGATCACGCCATCGACATGACCGCGAATGCGCCCACCTGCCGTCTCGAAACCGAACTGACCGCCAGCTTCAGTCTGCGTGCGAAGGTCAAACCCGGCCTGCCGCAGCCAGTGGATTGCCAGATCCTCAAACACATGCCCGGCCGCAAAGATGCGCAGAACGCGGCCCTCGAAATCTTTGCCAGGATCGGCCGGCGTGTGGGTGACCTCATAGACCAGCCGCCGCGCACAAGGCTCGCCGATCCGGCTGGCGCCGAGATAGTCGCGCTGGCGCTGCCCCTCGCGCTCTGCGACCAGCGCGGCGTCGATGCGGCTGTTGATGCGTGCGCCGAGGGGCTCCGGATCCGATACGTTGCGGCCATAGATGAAACCGGAATTGTGGTTGAAGTCGAGCATATTGATCTCCTGCTCAAAAAGGGATTTCACCTGTATCGGACTGGCGCTGCATCGAAGCCTGGAACCCATCGACACAGGCCTCGATCACCCGGTCGATGTCTGCGGCTGGACGATCGAAGAAGGCCTGCATCAAGCCCATCTCGGTGAGTGCTTCAGCGAGATTGCGGCGCGCCTCAAAGATGGCGCGCGTTTCCATGTCGGTCTTGTCGATCATGCCGTGGTTCCTTTTGGCGTTGGCCGAGCCCGCCATCAGGCAGGCCATCGAGCAGAAGCGGTAATGCGGGTGACGATCCCAGCGCAGGCCGTGGCAGTAGCCGAAGCCTCGCGCCTCCCTGCTGCAGAATGCGCAGGGCACGCGATGCCCCAATTCAGCGCGCGTCACCCCATGAGCAGAAGGTCCAGAGCCTCGCGTTCCGCTGTTTCGGGTGCTTGCGCCCGGCGTTCGGAGGCCAGCACGATAAAGCGACTGATCGCGTTTGACGCCATGCATTCTAGATCCTTCCGCATGAGGCTGGCGATGGGGCGGTCAAGCCGCCCCCGCGCTTCGAGCCACTGACCTATGGCCATCGCAGCCTCAGCGGTGACATGTGCCTGCCATTCATCCGCCGTCATGGGTTCAGCCAGGCCGGGCCGTTGCCGGGTTTGGCAGCAATCTGGGTCTCGGTGGCGGGCTGGGCGGGAGCCGACGGCGCACCCCAGACAGGTGCCGCGAGCGCGGAGACCGCCTGCGGCTGGCCCCATGCCGGGGTCCCAGACAGCGCGGGCGCGGCGGCGGGCCGGGGCTTGTTCGACGGCTGCGCGGGCACGGGCTCGCCCGCCATCACCTTCTGCCATTCGGGCGCCGTGGGCAGCAGGACATGGTCGAGCTTGTTGGCGTCCTTGTAGGCGGGGTTGCGGCTCGGCTCGATCTGGATCTTCGCGACGAAACTGATCCCGTCGAGATCGGCGAGCCCGCGCAGCACCCGCTTGGCTTTCGCGGCCTCGCTCATATCCTCGGGGTTCAGCCCAAGCGCGCTGTCGATCATCGTACGGAAGGTCGATTTCGAGATCTTCCAGCCGATCGACTGGCCCTGCTCGTCGGGTTTGCCGCCCTGCACGGTGAAATTCTGCCAGAACTTGCGCCGCGCATGCGGGCCCTCTGCCACGGTGAACTCGGCATCGAGCATCAGCACGTCGCTGCCGGGTTGGTTCGAGGCCTTGAGCAGCCCCCGATCCGCCTCGCTCATCCCGTCGGTGCCGCCCTTGCGCAGCGTCATCACCAGCTTGGCGAAGGTGCCGTCGGGGATCAGGTCGCCGGACTGTTGTGGCTCTACGTCGTTCATGTCGAAAGTCATGTTTTTATCCTTTCTGGGGTTGGTTGATCTTGGTAAGAAGCGCGCCGAGATCGGGCGGCTCGGTCATGTCGAGGCGGCCGCTGCGGTCCTTGGCTGGCAAGCCGAACGGATTGCCGGACTGGCAGACGAGGCGGCGCGTGTTGCCTTTGTCGGGGTCATGCCGCCAGGTCGCTGCCGCATCGGGGCTGGCGCCGGGGTCCTGCGTGAACAGGCTCATCGTCAGCACCTGATCGACGATACCGGGGAGTTCCCGCGCGACCTTTCCGCCATCCATCTGCGGCTGCCAGGTCACCCGGCTCATGTCGTCGACGACCTTTTCGAGGATGCCGACGAAGATGATGGTCCGCCCCGGCGCATGCTGCAGATGTTTCAGCAGCCCGATGACTTCGCGCGCCAGAAGCCCGTAGGCGCCGCGCGTGTCCGGTTTGCCGGTGCGTTCCGACAGCGCTTCAGGCCGGGTCTTGGCCCACGCCATCGCCTGGCGCGTGAGATCCGTGATACTGTCGACGAAAATGATGCGCTTGGTATCGATCTTCTCGGCCAGCTCGGGATGCTGCGCCCGCAGATGCGCGTGGTGCGCCTCAGAGAAATGCTCCTCGGGCTGGGCGGCCGGGTTCGCGCCGCCGATCAGGCAGGCGATGTCGATCGCGTCGGAAAAACGCCGGATCGGGATGCTGTCGCCCGGCCAGTCCTGAACGGACTTAAGGCCCGCCTCCAGATCGATGCAAAGCGTCTCGGCGGGTGGCAGGGTCTTCAGAAGCGTGGTCTTGCCCGCGCCGCTCGGCCCGAACAACGCCATGGTGGTCTTTCCTTTCGCCTCGCGGAGCCGGTCGTCAGCGGAAATGATGCGCAGGCTCATTGATCGCCCCCCTGCGGAACGATCTCGATCTTCAGCGTACCGGGCCGCACGGTGCGGGCGGCCTCAAAGCCTTTGCGTATAGCTTCGGGCCAAGCGACGTATTTGCGCTCGGAAACTCTGTAGGCGAGTTCAACATATTCGGCCGGCTCGTCCCCGGCATCGCGGATCCGCGCGACCATCGCCGCCAGTTTCTCCTGATCCCAATCCACCCGTTTCGGCAGATCGGCAACCACGGTGAAATCGCCGTCGTCAAACCGGACTGTGCCGGTGTCCTTGGCCTGAAACTCGCGTTCTTTGGCGGCACGGGTGGCGTAGCGCACCGCCAATCCGGTATCAAACCGGGCCTTGGCGGCCTTGTCGCGCTTCAGGCGCTCGTCGATCTCGCGCTGCAGGATCGCTAACAGCTCGACCGGCAGGACTGCGATCTCGGCCGCGCTGAGGGACGGCAGATCGTCGGGCGTGGGGGCGTTTTCGGGGAATGGCATGAAAGGATCTCCTTCGGTGGTGAAAAGTGATTGAAAGCTGGTCATCAGGCGGCCCGTTCTTCGAAAAGAAGGGCGGATAGCGACACCGAGGCGACTTTGGGCTTCGGGCGGGCGACGGCGATATAGGCGAACTGGTCCGGACCGATGCGCTCCTGAACCAGATGCACAAACCCCTGCTCGGCAGCCCAGAAGGCCCGCCCGGCCAGCGTGCCCAGTTCGGCTCGCGCCTGGTCATCAAGCCGCGTGAACATTGCGAAGGTATCGAGCGACAGAAAGCCACGGTGGTATTCCAGCCGGTCGCCGGGAACCGCCTGCGCCACCCAGGCGCAAAACTCGATTTCGGAAAGTGGTCGGCTGGCGCGGACCGTGATGAAGGGTGAGCTTCCCATGAACATGATCTCCTCCTGTTGCCTCTACTCAGGCCGACGCCAGATCGTTCCAGACGGGACCGAGGGCGCTTCGACGTTCTTGTTTGAAGGGTTGTCCAGGTCGTCCGGCTGGTCGGCTTCCCCTTCGGCGTAAATCGCCACGAGAGGCGTTCCATCCTGATGAGAGCCGGCATTCTCGATGCGATAGGCACCTTGGTTCTTCAGGATTTCCGGCAGCTCCCAGCGCCGGAACAGGCCGGGAATGCGCTTGAGGCCTTCGGACGAGGGATCGGCAGCGGTGATCATGTGTTGCGGCTTTCTGTTTGGGTTAGGCGTGTGGTGGCGTCTGAATGGGAAAAGCCACCGCGGGGGAGTAATCGGGACATCTGGTCAGTCGATTTCTTCCAGGGCGTCGCGCAGACGCCGGATGGCCCGCTGGTAGCGCTTGCGCGCCGCCGCCTCCGAAACCCCCAACTCGGTCGCGACGTCGGCCTGGGAAAACCCATCGATGGCCACGCGGATCACCAGGACGGCATCGGTTCCAAGGATGTGGACAAGATCGCGGCGGAGCAGTTCCAGGCTGGCGGAGGCCGGTGGTATCCCGCCGACGTCCGGGATATCATCGGGGTCGGTGTCGCACCGCAGGCATTGGCGGTTGTCCTCGCGCTGACGGGTTCGGATCAGGTCGCGCTCGATGTTCCGCAGAATGGTTGCCGCGATCCAATTGACCCGTTGCAGATCCAACCTCCGAATGGCTTCAGAAGCCCGTGCAAGGATCTCGGATGCAACCTCGTCGCCGGTACCGATCCTGCGCCAGATCGATCTGCGCCGAACTGCATCGAGCCCCGGCCAGAGCGCAAGTAGCATCAGTGTCAACGCGCAATCTGACTCGTCGCCGTCAGATTGTGCAGCCTCGACCATTGCGATCAACACACGATTTTTCTCGTTTGGCGCACTGCCACCGAGGTGCAACGCGTCCAGCAATGCGGCCGGATCACCAAAGCGTCGGAGCGGATCGCTGCTGTGACGAATTGCATTGAAATTGCGTTGAAAGCTGAGAGTGGAAGAGGAATGCATGAGATGATCACGGATATCGTGCCACGCGATAGACATTGGACGCCTGCCTTGCGGCCAGGCGTCCAGCGCCTTCTCGTGGCCAGGTCAGGACGTCGTGCGTCTCTTTGATTTCAGTAAATTGGTGAGATGCACGCCTTAGTGTGCGGGTGATTGCACCTGGTTCAGCGTGCCACAGCCCCGGCACGTGGCCTGAACTGGGAAGCCCACGAGGTATTCGTGCCCCCGTGCAAAACGCAGGTGCATCCGGCCGTCACGGCAGACGCCGAGCAGCTTGTCACAGCGCGTACAGCGCCAGTAAGACGAATAATGGGTGGTTTTTCTGGTCAAACGCGCTGACTGGCGCTGGATTTCGGGAGTCGGCATGGAAATGCTCCTCTATTGAGTGAGCCTTTCCAATAATCAGCAGAATGTTAGACCGTACCCCGTAATTTGTTAGACCAGCGTCTAACGAAGTTTTTCGCCGGAGCGGCTATACAACGAGACGCCAATATCCCCGCGTCGGGCCTTTGCCGATATACTCATCGAGAATGCTATGCCACATCGCTGGTTTGAATGCCTGCTGAGGGCTTTGAACACCTGTATCCTCAATAAGCAGCGCAGTTTTAACATCCGGGCTACCGGTGCGATATGCGACCACCAACCGTTCGAACATTTTGATCTGGTTTGCGCCGAGTATGGCCAGCGGCGGTTTGCCGGGAATGCAAAGCAATGCAGACTGGGCGTCGGACTTATGGATGGCGACTGTGTTGCCCCCCATCGCAAGGTTGCGCCCGCTATTGAAGGTTTGAATGACGGCATCGCGTGATAGCGCCTGTTTTTCGTCCCCTTCCTCGAGATGGGACAAGATTGGAACCACGACATTAGGTCCGAGACAGGTTAGGGTTTCGGGACTAGCCGACAAAACTATACCAATGCCGGAAGTGTTGCGGG